AACCATTTGCTTTCGCAACAGCTTGCGGGTTACTCATCATGTCGATCAACTGATACGGAGGCTTGCCCCCCTGGGTGGCCACGTCCGTGGTCATGGCCACCAGGATGGGGAGCTTCTTACCGATCTTGGGCTTCAAGTCCCGGATGAGCCGAGCCTGGCGCCACCACGACTCGCGTCCGATCGCACCAGTGTCGAGGTCCACCACGTCCACGATGATCACATCGGAGGGACGATCCGGGCGACTGTACTGAGTCGGGCTGTTCGGAATGTAGCTGATCGCCCACACCAGGAGGAGGTGACCAATCAGCTTGTCCGGGTTCAGTCCTGCGCCACCACCAACGAAGGTTTCGAATTCCATCTCTGCTCCTGTACTGTTCCGGTTGTTACCACCCGGTCCCCCAGGGGCCGGGTTTTCCTGTTTCTGAGACCTGAGGAGCCGGTCACCGATCTCAGTAGGACTGAGGCTCTCCGGTGAGTTCATGAATCAGCCGCTCAGTCTCGACGGTCTTGCTCTGCCACTTGGTAATCATCTTCCCGCAGTGGTCGCGGTACTGCATGAGCCGGGCCACCATGTTGTACCACTCGGCGGTTCCCTTCTCTGGTAGCGTCTCCTCCTCGTCGAGTTCTTTCGCCTCGTCAAGATCCTGAGGCTCGATACCCTCAGCGGCCAGGACATCCTCGGTCATTCGCTCCTTCTTCCTTTGGTTTCATGGAGTTGTACCACGGGCAAAACCCGCAACTATTGGAGGGAACAGCATCAATCTGTTCCCATTTATGTGGATGTATCGATGTCTCCAGGGAGACAACTTTACGGGCAATGTTGTACATCCTCCCCAGTGCGTGCTCAGCTACGGATCTGTCGTACTGCCCAGTCCATACGTACATGTCTTTCAGGCGACCGGCCCTCGGAAGGAAGACTAACGCCACCCTCTTCACCGGCCAGCCGGCACGTTCATACCCGTAGCCGTAGATCTGGGTCTGGATGATGTATCCGTCGGAGGGTCCCCCATCCCGTAGCTTCTTCATGACTGTGGGGCCGGCGGTCTTCCAGTCGATCACAGTGTGTTGCTCGTGCCAGAACAGATCCGAGTGACCCTGGACGAACTTGTTGATGGACAACTTCGTCTCGGTGGACCAGTCCTCAGAGTTGTGGCAGTCCATCCACAGCCTCACGCTCTGGTCCAGCCAGGAGTGGACAGCTGTCCCCACAATCGCGGCCCACGGATCGAACTGGGTGTTGACAGGTGGCACCTCCCCGAGCCGGTAGCCGATGCGCCGGTCGCAGGGGTCACCGATCTCCGACGGTCCGATCTCGACCTGCTTGGCCCGAGGATTCCATGAGTCAGCCCAGCGGATGATCTCGGTGAGTTGGTGCTTGAGCATCGCGGCGAACGGGTCGTACTCATTCCCGAGAGGTTCGAACGGTGGGGCGCACGAGGGGTGCGAGGTCTGTCCCTCCTCGATGAGCGGGGTCATCTCCTGACCGCAGTAGACGCACGCGATCATTCGCCCTGCCTAAGGACGTTGAGGACCTTCTTCTCCACCCACAGGCCGAGGATGCCAAGATCCACGGCATTGAACTTCTCGTCGCGGTACTGCTTCAGGAGCAGCTCCTGGGAGATCCCCATCATGGTCGAGGCGATGTACAGGGGAACCAGGTCCGTCATGTCGATCTTCAGGACTGACCGAACGTAGTCAAGCTCCGTCACAGAGTTGCTGTAGAACCGGCCGAGCCTGGTCGCGGTCTCCGCCCACAGGTTCACCTCCGGTTTCTTCTCCCAGGAGGTGTAAGTGATCGGTGACGTGTGTAGCAGTTCCGCCATGGCTGACCGGGTCAGGCCAAGCTCCTCCCGGAGCTGTTTGAGGCGCCCGCTAGCCACGATGTCGCGGCCGAGCTGCTCCTCTTTGGCAGTCAACTGGACCCTCCCCTCTTCCCACCCCACGGTGGGGTGTGATCACTCTAGCGGGGAGGTACGACAAAAAGAAGCACCCCCGGGGACGTCCTGGGGGTGCTTCTTGGAACCGTCGCTCAGGGGGTGTCGGGCGTGACCTCAACCGGAGGACCAGCCACGATCGTGACCCGCTCCGCGAGACCTGCCATGACGATGATCTGGAGGTCTCCGGTGATGACGGGGACACCATCGACCGAGACCGCAACATGGACCGTCGCGGTACCGAGCACACCCACCGCTGCCGCCACGGCGGTGCCGTCACCGTTGTCAGTCAGGTTGATGACGGTCGGGTCGTCAACCGTGTATACGGCCGTGGTACCGGCTGGCGTCGGAACCGGGTTGTCCATCTCGTCGGTGAACTGGAGGGATAGAGGAATTTGCTTGTCTGCCTGGAGATCCATGGCAACATCAAACCTTCCTGTTGAGGCAAAGTACGGTGGGGGTTTGATTACCCTGTCCGCTGGTGTGGTATCCGTGGCGACGCCGATGTGCCACTTGATGCGGAAACGACGGAGTCCCTTGACGTGGAGGTTAACGGACAGGACTGCATCGCCCAGGTCTACATCGATGGCTGGTCCCTCCTAACGTGTCTACGGACCAATTATCATCGACTCTACGACAAAAGGAAGATCCCCTCCGCCAACAACGGAGGGGATCTTCCCGGGGAACCATGTCTTGTCTAATCTACTCCTCTTCGTCTTCGTTGTCGTCTTCCAGTAGCGCCTGGCTGTAGAGGATGGGCATGTCCCACCCGATCTCCTGGAGACGTCGCAGGGATGCCCGGACAGCCGTGGCGCCACGACCCCAGAAGACCGTTTGGTTGGTAGCAGACTCGATAGCTTCCGTCCATCCTCGATCCGTCCTGAGGAATGGGAGGAGGCTCGACAGGACCACAACCATCGCGGCTCCGGTGATGGTCCAGCGGGCGATCTCAGGCATTACAAGATCCTGGTCACCCACATGGATGTGGGCCTCGGGACAGTGCTCGTGGCAACTACGTCGCATGAACTCTGGCTTCACCTGTGCCGACTGGAGTTCCGGACTGGTACCGGTTAGTTCAGATAGTCCTCGGATGATGGCCATTTCCTTGGTCTCCACGATGAGGACAATCTGGAGGGTCTTACGAGTCTTATTGTTTTTGTATACAACACGTCCCTTGAAGTCGATGATGCCGGCCATCCAGCCCAGCTTCTGCATCGGTATCGCCATATCCGTTTCCTCTCCGATGGAAACAGGGGACCGGGCACGGAGGGACCCGATCCCCTGTTCTCTCACCCACTCGGACCAGCGAGCTGTGTGTGAGAAGCCCATGCTACCCCCACCCACCCCTGGGATACCAGCTCAGTCTTGCGTCCACCAGTAGAACGCCCGTACTGTGATCATGTGGGACATTCCCTAGCGGAACGTGTCGCCGCTCTCCCAAGAAACCTCCGGGACGAGTGGATCGCGACCCTGCCCTCAGAGATCGTCGGGGAGATGCTCCGCAACGAGTGGTGGTATGTCGCCCGGCCCGAACAGATGCCACCCAAGGGTGACTGGCTGGTAGCCCTGGCCCTGGCCGGTCGTGGCTGGGGGAAGTCCCGGGCCGGGTCGGAGTGGTTGACGGAGCAGGTACTGAAGCACCCGTTCGACCGGTCCGGCCAGCCAACCGAATGGCTACTCATCGGTGAAACGTTGGCGGACACCCGGACGATCTGCCTGGAGGGACCGGCCGGACTGCTGCGGGTACTCAACCGAAAGGGTGTCAACCACCGGTACAAACAGTCACCCCGTCCCATGATCCTGTTCCCGGACGGCGCCAAGATCTATGCCGAGGGAGCGGACGACGAGGACGTTGGTCGTGGCTACAACGCCGCCGGAGCCTGGGTCGATGAGATCTGTAAGTGGCCTAAGCCCTATGAGTCCTGGTATGAGGGGATCCTCCCCTCTCTACGTACAGACCTCATAGATGATCACCCCCGGTGCTTCGCCACCACCACCCCGAAGCCGATCAAGCTCCTCCAGGAGTGGCTGAAGAGAGCCGACGGGACCATCCACCTGATGGGTGGGTCGACCTTCGACAACGCAACCAACCTGTCCGCGCACGTTCTGCGGGAGCTGAAGCTCCGCTACGCCGGCACCGACCTGGGCCAGCAGGAGCTGTACGGGAAGATGCTGGAGATCGGCTCTGGTGCGCTGTTCAAGCGCGGGGACATTGAACGCAACCGGGTCACGGAGGTTCCAGACGAGATCATCTCCACTGTGGTGGGCTGTGACCCTAACCTGACCGGGGAAGACGCCACCTTCGGGATCATTGTGGCCGCCCGGACAACCAAGAACGAGATGTACGTGCTGTCCGACTCGTCGGTGAACTTCACTGGTCGCCAAGCCGCCATGGCTATTTGGCGGGCCTGCGCAGACTTCAAAGCTGACCTGGTCGTATACGAGGAGAACCTGGGGAAGCGGTACTTGTTCGAGGTGCTCCGTGACACCTACCAGGACTCGATAGATATAGGACTGTTCCCACGGCACACGTCTCCCCCCATGAAAGCAGTGCACGCGAAGCACGGTAAGAAAACTCGTGCGGAGCCTGTGGCCCTACGTGGAGAGCAGGGACGCCTCCACATGGTGGGCACGTTTGAAGAGCTGGAAAACGAGATGGTGATGTTCGACCCGGAGAGCACCCGAGAATCCCCGGACCGGATGGATGCCCTCGTTCATGCCTGCCTTCACCTCATGGCTGGGGAGCGTCGGAGAATGGGTGCTGGGGACCCGTCGAAGTACAACCTCGGGTGGGATCAGGGCGTCTACGGGATCGCCAACCTGATCTGAGAACTATCCCTTGATACCAGCTGGACCATATGCTATGTCCATGCTGATCATCGCTTTAGTCGTTAGTGCCCTTGCGGTCGCGCGACTGACGCGCCTCCTCGTGGAGGATCAGCTCACGGTCGGCTACCGACGCTGGGTGGTGAACAAGTGGGGCGAGAAGTCGATGGCTGCCTACCTTGCTCATTGTCCTTGGTGTACCTCTGTCTGGGTGGCTGTCCCGGTAATGCCGGTCGCCGTCCTGTTTCCTAACCAATGGGTGATCGCCGTCTTGGCTATCCCTGCCGCCTCGCACGTGACCGGTCTATTCGCGGACCGGAAGGAGTAGCCCATGCGTCTGGGCAGGCAGAAGGCCAACACAGTCGCCTCACCGGCCCCCCACGATTCACCACCCAGTCTCGTAGCCTCGGCCGCCCGGATTCGTTCCCTCGATGGGATGGGATGGCGTAGTTACAAGTTCGGTGATGACACGTGGCAGACGGAGGCGTGGCGACTCTACGACATCATCGGTGAGCTTCGGTTTGTCGCCAACTGGATCGGTTCAGCCTGCTCCCGGGTCCGTATCTATGTCGCCCAGGTGGATGAGAACGGCCGGGTCCAGAAAGAGGTCACCAACAAGAAGATCGCCGGCCTCGCTGACTCTCTCTTCGGTGGTCCACCCCACAAGGCGGAGGCTCTCCGAGCTCTGGGGATCAACCTCACCATCGCTGGTGACGCCTACGTCATCGGTCGGGGCACCGACTATGAGTCTGACGAATGGTTCGTGCTGTCCTGCTCGGAGTTGAAACGGTACGCCCGGACCGGTGTCGTAGAGATGACGACCTACGACGGAACACCGGAGAAGCTGAACCCAGAGACGGACATCATCATCCGGATGTGGACTCCCCATCCCCGGCGAGGACTCTGGGCTGACTCCCCGACCCGGGCCGCGATGCCGATGCTGTGGGAGATTGAACGCCTCACCCGATATGTGTTCGCCCAGATTGACTCCCGGCTGTTCAGTGCCGGCCTCCTGCCCATCCCCAAAGAGACTTCTTTCCCGGACGACGACACAGAGATCCCGGGTGCTGAGGGGCTGACCAGTCTTCTGATGAAGGTCGGATCCACCGGCCTGAAAGGTGAGGGCACGGCGGCCGGGGTCATGCCCACCATCGTGGAGATGCCGACCGAAGCTCTCGGGAAGATCGAGCTGGTCACGTTCGGCTCTGACCTGTCGAAGCAGGCCATGGATCTGCGGGCTGAGGCGTTGAGACGGTTCGCCCTCGCCATGGACATCGACCCGTCGATCCTGACAGGAGCCGGGGAAGCCAATCACTGGGGAGCGTGGCAGATCATGGAAGGACAGATCAACGTCCACATTGTACCGTTGATGGTTCGGATCTGTGACGCCCTGACGACTGCCTATCTCCAGCCGGCGCTGAAGGCGATCAAGGAAGACCCGGATCGCTACGTCTTCTGGTACGACACCGCACCACTGACGGTGCGGCCAGAGCGTCTCAAAGACACCCGGGAGATGTACGACGCGGGTCTGGTCTCTAAGGCCACCGTTCTCCTGTCCGGTGACTACAAGATCTCCGACGCCCCCGACGACACCGAAGACCTACTTCGCTTCACCCGGGAACTGATGCTCCGCGACCCGAACCTCTTCCAGATCGCGGCAGTCCGGAAGGTGGCTGGCTTCACCGAGGAGATCCTCCCCGCTGGCACTGTCGTCACCCCCCAGACACCTGCCCCTGGCATGGGCGGAGCCGGTCCGCCGCCTCCGCCGGCACCGCCCACCGGGATCAGTGCCACCCCGGGAGCTCCGATCCCGCAGGAGACCTCGGCCATCAACGCCCCCGGTGGGCCACCAGCAGCGCCAGCCGCCGTTACCGCGTCGGCCAGCACGGTGAGCAGGTTCTTCCTCGCCAACGCCACGGTCCTGCGAGCCATGGAGCTGGCTGGCAAGAAGCTGGCCGGCAATGTGAACCGGTCGCTGTGCACTCAGTTCAACATCCAGCCGCACGAGCTACACACCAAGATCCATGTCAACGACGAGGAGCACGCCCACAAGCTCCTGGCCGGAGCCTGGGATCACCTCTCACTCCTGGCCGCCCATGTGGACCCAGACATGGACACGACCGCGCTACGCACCGCACTGGATGGGTACTGCACCACGCTCCTGGTACGGGAGAAGCCTCACCACCCTGAGCTTCTGGCCGAGTACCTGCGTCGAATGGGACTGCTGGATGGGGAGTAGGGCATCCGATGAGTCCCGCCTGGAAAGCGTCGTATCGAGCGCACTCCGGCGGTGGCTTGACCGTGCCCGGGAGGCGGTGATGGCCCCGTTCCGCAGTCACAAGATGGTCCCTGACCCGACCGCTGTCTACGCCACGCAGCCGATGTGGGACCGGGAGGTGGACACGATCCTCACCACCATCGGGGAGATTGCGCTGGGCGCCTGGTCGGAGGCCACCGATGTGCCGCCAGTGTCCCGGCATGCCTTCGTCGTGGCCTACCTGGCTGACGTCCGGAACCTGTTGGTGCGGATCCCGGATGAAGTGGCCAACCTGATCTTTGCTGAGCTGACCGACGGTATCAACGCTGGTGAGTCTCTAGATCAGCTCGCTGACAGAGTCGATCGTGTCTTGTCCTACACGGGTAGCGATCGGTGGCCGGGACGGGCGCACACCATCGCTGTCACTGAGGTAACCCGAGCCTATGGGGCCGGGACTATGGCCGCCGGTATCGAACAGTCTCGAATCACCGGAAGGGTCTTGAACAAGACCTGGCGTACGGAGCAAGATCAGCGTGTACGTCCATGTCACCAGGCTGCCAACAACCAGACCGTCCCCATCTTTATGCCGTTCCAGGTCTGCGATGAGCCGCTCATGTTCCCGGGAGACCCGAGCGGGAGCCCAGACAATGTCATCGGCTGTCGGTGCGATGTGGCCATCAGAAACGAGGAGGGGCGCTAATGGTCGATCCGAACCCCGGGCGGGGCATGCCGCTCCAGCTCCAACGTTACTGGTTGGCCGGTAAAGGTGCTGCCAAGATTCGGTGGGGTCTGCCCCACGACTTCGATCGGTGCGTGCGCAACCTCCGCAAGTACTTCCCCAAGAACCCACAGGGTCTGTGCAACATCCTGCACCAGAAGGCAGTCGGGGCCCCCCCCGGCAAAGGTCACGGGCACAGCCTGACCGCCTCGATGGTGGCCACTGATGAGCTGGAGGCTCTGACCGCTGCCCAGGAACTCATCGACAAGCAGCCATATCTGGGTGCGTACCTGTGGGCCGGACCGCTAGCACCGATTGGGAAACCGACTGGGGAGCCGCGCCGCACCCGGGTGTTCGAGCCTGGAGCCCTCACCCATCGAATGCTGCCGTTGCCCCTGGACTGGCGGGAGAAGACCGGTCAGGGCCACGACGGGGCGGTCACCGTGGGGCGGATCCTCGGCCTGACCTACGGACCAGACCACACCGGCCAGGACTATGCCTGGGGGTGGGGAGACTATCTCGACGAAGAGACCTTCAACGACGCCAAGAAGGCCAGGATCCTGGCTGAAGGTGGTGTGGCCGGGCCGTCCCTGGACCCCGGTGGCAAGGTCAACGTCACGGTCAACCCCGAGACCGGCTTCGAGCACATGACCCTGTACGCCATCGGTGGCGCCACCCTGGTGTCGATCCCAGCGTTCGCGGCCCTGCGCCAGACCGTGTTCAACAACGATGGAGACTGGCCTGATGACGACCCGGATATGGCCCTCCCAACCGATGACGACTGTGGCTGTGCGGGTTCCGCCGGAGGAAGCAAGCCCCTGGGTGGCTACATGGCACTGGGTGCGGAGACAGAGACGTTCGCGGTTAACTCCACGGGGTGGCGCGGACTACCCCTCGCTCCTCGTGACGCGCTTTTCGACAATGATGACGCGGTCAAAAGGATCGCTGCCTGGGCCAATGCGGGTGGACAAGGTCCGGATGTCAATAAGCTTCGCCGGGCCTTCATGTGGTACAACCCCCAGCTCTCGGCGACAGACCCGACCTCGTATCGGCTACCGGTAGGGGACGTCATCAACGGCCGCCTCACGATGGTGTACCACGCCATCTATGCGGCGGCGGCGCTGCTTTCTGGTGCCCACGGTGGTCTCCCTGGCATCGACGAAAAGGACCGGGGGGAACTGCGGAACGTCATCTCCTCTATTTACCCGGAGATGGCCACCGCATACGGTGACAGCACTATCCGGGCCCCGTGGGACCGGTCCGCACAGGAGGGAGTACAGCTCGCTATGGCGACACAGGAGCCGTACGGGGACGTGGCCTACGCGGACCCGGGCTACCGAGACAGCAAGAAGCGCTACCCCATCGACACGCCAGAGCACATCCGGGCGGCGTGGGCGTACATCAATGTCCCGAAGAACGCTGGGGAGTACGACTCGACCCAGCTCGCCAAGATAAAGGCTCGGATCATGGCTGCTGCCAAGAAGAACGGTGTGGAGATCCAGGGCACCGAAAACCCCCAGGCATCCATCGAGTACGCCACCACCGGTGAGGGCTACCCGCTGGAGCCTCCAGCCGCTTGGTTCAGCGACCCTGGCCTGGACCGCAAGACCAAACTCACCGTCACCGAAGAGGGTCGCGTCTACGGCCACCTGGCGGCCTGGAACGAGTGCCACCGCGACGTCACCATGCGGGAGTGTGTGATGGCCCCGCACTCGGAGCAGGACTACGCACCGTTCCACCTGGGTGCTGTATACACCGCTGAGGGTGACCTCATCGACGTTGGCAAGATCGTCCAGGACACGCGCCACGCCTCGATCAACCTCGGGTATGCGGCGGCGGCCCTTCACTACGACAACACCGGGGACGAGATCGCAGTGGTCCGGGCCGGGGAAGACCAGTTCGGCATCTGGGTGGCCGGCTCCGTGGTCCCGGAGGCCACCAAGAAGAGAGTGGCCAAGCTGCGTCGCTCGCCACTATCAGGGGACTGGCGTCGGGAGAAGGGCTCCCTGGAGCTGACCGCCGCCCTGGCTGTCAACGCCCCCGCGTTCCCGGTGTATGCAATGGAGAACGAGGAGCGCCTGGCCCTGGTGGCGGCTGGGTCGGTGTGGGATGACGACCCGGACGAGGTCTTCACTGCCCCGGTCGAGCCTCCACCGACCGGGATTGTGGCGGCCGTGGCTCGGGCAGTGGAGGAGTACGAGAACAACGACCGGGCCCAGCGTCTTTCGGAGCTGCTGGAAGATGAGGAGATCTATGCGTCCCGAACCCGGGCAGACCGACTCCAGCGGCTATTCGCCATGGACCCTGCTGCCGCTCCCGCACCTACACCAGCGCCTGCCGCTGCGGCGGTTGCTCTAGTTCCAGCTGCTCCGCCAGTCTCAGGAGCCGCCGCACCAGCCATGGCAGCCCAACCGGCCGAAGACCCCACCGCCGTAGCGCTGGCTGAGCAGATGAATGCCCGGTTCGCGGTGGTCCCTGAGGCCGGCACCGAGCCGGTACAGCCAGCCACTGAGGCTCCCGTCACCGCGCCGGCCCCTGCTGCTCCTGCCGCACCAGCGCCAGCCGCCGCTCCACCACCGACGCAGTAGGGATGACACGTGGCCGGTATCGGTGACGCATGGGGAACGAGGGAGGAACTACTCCACCCTCGTGACAAGCATGGTCGCTTCCGTACGAAATGGAAGATGCCAGAAGGGGTGGTCAACCGGATCACCTCATTCCTGGCTGGCTTCCGGCCACGTACCTTTCAGTCCG